GCCTCTAGTTCACAAGTTAAAGACTGGTTGTTTTCTTTAGGTTGGATTCCTGAGACATTTAAATATGTTAAGGATGATTGGGGTAATGAACGTTCTATCCCACAAGTTTACGTTCAAGGTAGTGGCGGTCAAGTATGTCCATCTATCGAGAAGCTTGCTGAAGAGCACGAAGAGCTACAGCACTTGGTTGGTTTAGGTGTCTTAGCTCACCGTAAAAGTTGTGTTAAAGGTTTCTTAGATAGTCTGATACTAGGGGATTTCTGTGAAGCAGGAGCAAACGGTTTTACGAACACGTTGCGTTTAAAGCATCGTAAACCATTTGTGAATCTCCCCTCATCTCGTGTTGTTTATGGTGAACAAGTAAGGGGTTGTGTTGTTGCTAAAGAAGGAAAGAAGTTTGTTTGTAGTGATCTTTCCTCTATGGAGAACATTTGGAAGTTCAATTACCAGATGCCTTATGATCCAGACTTTGTTATGTCTCAACAAGCAGAAGACTTTGACCCACATCTTGAGATTGCTATGGAGGCAGGTATGGTAACACAACAGGAAGTTTGGTTCTTTAAGATTGAGAAGGGTGGTTTTCCAAGAAACAACTACCCTGCTTGTGCTAAACTAGATGCGTTATTAAAGCTTCCTGATTATGATAAGAAGACTTTGTTAAAACAAGTTTCTGATGTGCGTGGTAAAGGCAAAGTGGTAAATTATTCATGCCAGTATTCGGCTGGAGCTGCAACAGTTGCACGAACAGCAGGTGTCCCTTTGGCAGTTGGTAAAACCTTAGTTAAAGCATACCGTAAAATTAACTGGAGCATTGACGAAATTGCAAATGCTCAAGTTGTAAAGCAAGTAAGTCATGGAACTTACTTGCTTAACCCTATTAACGGAATCTGGTATCACCTAAAGAAAGACCGTGACAAATTTAGTACACTTGTGCAGAGTTCAGGTGCATACCTTCTTGATTTATGGATTGCTTATATCTTTAACTTACGGAAGAAACCTGAGTATGCTTTACAAGGTGAAGTTAAGTTGGTGGCTCAAATGCACGACGAAAACTTACAAGAATTCAATGACTTAGGTAATAATGAGGAAACAGTTAGGAAGTTGTTTGATGATGCTCTTGCAATGGCAAATAAACGACTCGCACAGGAAATACCTTTTGGTTGCGATACACAAACAGGTTACAAATACAGTGAAATTCACTAAGGAGTTTTTATGAAAGATTTAGAAATTTGGAAGATTTACCAACTTAATTTTGATAGTTCAGGGTTGTTGGTGTCAAACTTTGGAAAAATTAAAAGATTTGATTGGGAAGATCGTTCCATATCAGATAATGGTGCAGGGTATAAGAAAGCTGCAATTCACAACCTATCTAAAGATAAAAAGTTTAAGATGAAAAATCTTTACTTACATAGGATTGTTGCCGAACTGTTCTTACCAAAACCTTTAGAACATCAAACACAAGTAAACCACATAGACGGAGATAAGAGTAACAACTGTGTAAATAACCTAGAGTGGATTTGCCCTAAAGAAAATATTAAACACTCGCACAAGTTAGGTTATGAGGTGTATTGTATATCATCATTCAAACATACGCAACACCTTTTTCAAAATAATTTAAATATTTTATCAAATAATTTATTTATCTGACATTCGTTGTAAAGTACCTTTATGACGTTCTTTAACATTGTTCCAAGCTTGTTGTAAAACTTCGTTTGTGTACTGCAAGTTTTCATCATTATGCTGTGAGAACATATCCTCAACATCGACATCCCGAATCCAAACCAATCCTGTTGTCTCTGCTGTTTGTTTTGGGGAATGTTGTACACCCCCAAGATGATGTTTTAATACTAATTGCATATCTGATGCAATCTTAATATTCTCCATTGTTTTAGGAATATCGACTAGCTCTGCATCTAACCCATCGTAATGAGAGCAAATATAATTACTCAAAGCTTTGATGATAATACTTAGGTGGTTCTTTTCAACTGTAAGTTCATAAAGTTGATCTTGCATTTTGTTGCTCCTTAGTGAGATTCTTTAATTAAATTCATAAAATCAAAAGCTTCGTTTACAGTACAAAAATGAAAGGATAATTGAGAATTAAAATCACGGTCTCCTTCAACTCTCACACAATACATATCGTAGTAACAACGATCAACAAAACATTCCCAAGTACGTTTACGACTATCTGTTACACGCTTAATAATTTCCATTCATTTCTCCTCAATTACAAGTTTTTTAGCCTCTGCGATATAGTAATCATAGTCAACATCCCAATCGAAGTCAACAATATTATTACACACTTTAACGTTCCAATCTGTGTCAATACCAATACGTCTAAACTCTGTACTACCTTCTAACGGAGGCATTACTTTAACAAGTTTACCACCTTTCTTACAAGGGTAATAACGACAGATGTTCTGTAGTTTATTTTCCTCAAACTCTAAACCCTCATCATCGAGTGGTGTCAATAACACAAGGTTGGATGAACGAGGAACTTTTGTACGCAATAAGAAGTCATACTTGTTCTTATGGTTACGAATAAACTCTTCAACTGGAATACCTTTGATCATTCGTGCGACTGCTGCCATCTGAATAACTTTAGATGAATGGTTTTTATGCCACTCTAAATCCTCGTAAACATAAGCACCTTTCATTTTAACTTTGTCACTACCTTTGTACTCAGCTAAATATGAATTTACATCCCTAATGTGCATTGTTTCGTATTCAGCGTATTCTAACTCTAATTTAACATGATTTTCCCACCAATCACATACTCGATAATATTGTTCTTCGTATTGAACAGGGTGTTTCACTGTTACACCATCTGTATTCAATTGAAATACTTCAAGGTTTGGAATATCTAATAATCTGTCCACTAGAAGACACAGTGACAATTGACCATTGATTGTAATCTTCATTGTGTAGCTAGAATCGAAGAAAGGTGAAAACTCACTGTTACTGTCCCCGTATACTCCATTTAACGCTAACTTCATTACAGCATTTTCTGGTGTACCTTTTGCGTAAGATGTACGTTGGTTGTACACATCCTCATAAATTGTACAAAATGTTTCACCTAAATGTTTAGGATAAATCTTATTAGAAATTGCCATGTTGGGATAAAATGATTTTACATCAGCGTCAATCAGTTTAATATTCTCGTCTGATCTAACAATTGCAGAAACCACAGAGGCGTGTCCTCCACCAGTTCCGAAATAAATAGGTAACCCGTTAATGACTACGTTGAGAGTAGATGCAATTTTAAAACATCCGTAGTAAGACTTCTTAGGTACGTTAACAACACGTTCTTTCTCTTTACCTGTCTTTTCATCAATGTACTTTTCTTTAACAGGATTACCTTGAACATCTTTCAAAGTCTCTAAAGCTTTTAACTCTTGTTCCTCAACCCAACCAAGAGGGTGTAATTTAAGGAAATCTTTAACTTCCTTGTCACTTGGTTTAGTTTTAAACTTAATACGTTTAGTATCCATCTCAGCATACTTAGCTACATCACCAAGTAAGTGTTCTTCGATGTCAGTAAATACACCCTTAGTTTCTGTAATCACCTGTTTAGAGAACCACTCTTTTAGTGCAATAAATTCAGGACGTTTGAAATCATAGTAATCAAACAAGCAATCTTTAATCTTAATTGATTTATGTTTAGTTTGATTCATCTTACGATGACCACGACTATCAACTTTATAACAAATACCTTTCTGATGCTTCTCAAGTTCTAAGATGAAGTAATCTTTACCAATCTTCGTATCGTTATGATTCATAAAGTTATACGAATACTTCTTACTCAAATCTTCACGTAAACGAATAGCAGGAATATTGTGATGGTAAAACTTCTTAGTCTCTAAAACATCATGTAAGTTATAGTGCTTCAATACGTCAATTTCGGAATGTGTTAAATACTTACCTACAGGGAATGGTAGGTCTTCGATATTATCTGACAACATATTAAATTCAAGCATCTTCAATGAAGTCATACGTGCTTTGTTATCAAAGTGATTAATCTTAAACAAAT